GGTGTTATCAAATTCATTTCCCTTATCCCCCATCAATTAATATTCTGGTGTTATCTGAAGAACACCATGAACACCACTTGCCGCGCTGATAAATTTAAACCTCAGAATATTATCGCGGCCAACAATCCTGAAAGCATCACCATTCGTCATCAGATGCCCCACACCTGATGCACCCTGTGTAGGTGTTGTCATCCATCCTATCCTTATATCATTTGATTCACAAGTAATAAGAACCGAATCGGATGGTTCGCCGGCTGTATCAGCCAATACATTAGCAGGAAAAGATTGTGCCACATCAGATGATGCGATTCTCACGGTTGGCCCGTATATTCCTGTCATTGTCAAATCTCTTTCCATCTTTTATCCTCCGTTATAAACCAAACTTTCTTTGTTCAGCTTCAAGATATTTCATTCCCTTTTCTCTCGCTCTTGTCATTCTTTTTGAAAAATCCTTTCTCCAAGTACCGACGATAGCGATTTCCATTTCATCACCAAGAAACTCCTTTGGATTACGAATATAGCCTGCACCAAGAATGTATCTTCTTATTGCCTGTTTCATCCAAGGCCATTTTCTCTTTATCAGCTTCCAAGTCAACAATGTGTGCCCCTTGTTCCTATCCAATGTCTCTTTCCATACTTTTGCAAATACCTTTCTCTGGCTTCTGGGAATATATGTAAAATTAATTCCCTGAATATAATTATGCATCCTTCTTGTTTTTGGATGAATACCACGGATTGCATTAATACAGATTATAGTTGGTTCCGGATCATTCTCATAATTCAGATATTTGAACCTATAAACATGACCAGACTTGAATGATACCCTTCCTTCTCTTACGCTGAATACTTTATTAATTTCTGGCATTTTTATCTACCAAATAATTCCTTCTCTGTAAAAATCTTGAACTCGTAACCTCTCTTTTTACAAAACTCTGTGGCTGCTGTCCACTTCGCCTGATTTCTTGAATATGTTATCTGCTCATATATTCTTGTCTTTGCAGACTTATTACCCTTCTGCTTAGGAGGAACTGTTTCCCTGTATGGTTTAATCTCAACCACATAAACAACTTCCTTTTTATTCTTATCCAGAACTCTCAACATAAAATCTGGATAATATCTCCTGCTCTTCTTGTTTATAGGATCAAAATAGGGTATCTCAACCGCTTCGGATGCCCAAGTTATGACACTTGGGTTTACATCGCACCATTGTGCGAATTTCCTTTCCCATTCGCTTCTTACAAGTATTGGCCATTTCCCCTTGTATTTCTCTGGAAATTTAGGTTGAAATGTCCTTGTATTATCTGTAAAGTGATGTTTAATAAACAATATCAGACCCTTTGTGATTCTCTATACCTTTCCAATGATTTCTGTAATGCTTCTTTTCTTTTTCTCAAAGATTCTTTTGTTTCTTTATTTTCTGTATTTCTAATCTGTTTTTCTATATCCTGTATTTGTTTCTTTAGCCTTTGTCTGGCATTTATGGTTTGAATATCATCTTCTTTCAGAAATTTTTCTAATCTCATTTTTATACTATCGGATTTTTAGTTTCTTTCCCCTTCTTCTCCATCTCATCGAGAAGAGTATAATAATTGGATATTTCATTCAAGTGAGCAAGGGCAATCTTTGCTGTGTTGATTGTATCATCATTAGTTACATTTGTATGCTGATTTATATTACCGTGTTCAAGCTCTACATCCATTCCCATGCGAAATTGCTCAACATCAAATTCAGATTTCTTCCAATCAATACCAAGTTTTTCACCAATTTCTTTGGCCTGTTCAGTTGTAAAGTGAGGCTTCTTCACTTTCTTGTATTCTTCCTTCAAAAAGGGTGATTTTTCCCACCACGATTTACTCATCAGGACTTGACTAATCAACTCCTCATTTAATTGTCTTGAATTTTTCCTATCTTTACTCATTTCTCCCCCTTTAAATCCTTTATGTAAGATGTTAGAAGTGCATATATAGCTGCTTCTACTTTGTCGTGCTCAATTCCAAGCTCATCTGCAAAAGTATGAACTTTACTGTCCGATGGATTTGGATTCTTTTTGAAAAAATCTATAAGTTTCATTTTGAGTTCATCTTCGGCTTTTATTAAATAATTTTTCAGTTTCATTATTCTGGTTCCGTATCGTATCCTCCACACTTGGGGCATTTCACCTCATAAGTGCTTTTCCCAATTTTCTTTTTGAATCTTTTACCACATTCCATACATTTCATATTGGTGGAAGTGCTTAATTGAGATGGCCTTCTATGTCCTGATGGTTTTAACATAAAATGCTCATTGACAAGATATTTGTCAATTATCTGATCTATATTTTCATTCTTTCCGGTATTCTGTCTCCACATTGAATAACAGATGGCAACTGCTTGATCTTGGTCGTATCCTTCTCCCTTCAATATCGGAATACAACGTGAAAGATATTCCTGTTTTCCTTCTCCCTCTCTTGGCTTCGGCATATTATTACTTCACCAAATTACCCAGTTTCTTCTTTGTGAATTGTTCCCACTCTTCTGCTGGTATATACTCATCTACATTTAACAGATTGATATGTTTCGATGTTGTTCTACTGTATTTTTCTTGTGTGGCATATATTCTACCATCTACTTCAAAGGCAACAAGGGTTTCATATGAAAAATATAGAACTGTTTCACCGATATTTATCCTTGTGAAATTGGGCGCTATCTGTTTTAATCTTACTATGGGAAATCCACCCTCTGTTAAAATTTGATTTCTTATTAATTCTCCCATATTACTTCTCCTCTTCTTTCTTTTTTACACCGAATTTCTTCCTCAAAAGCTCTTTGGCATCCTCAAGAGTGCGTCTTCTAGCACTTGAAAGCTTATCACCCGCCCTGTTAATATAAAAATTAAGCCGTGACATGGCCTGTTTCAAGTCATTGCTCTGTGAATGAAGAACCTTCGCTATATTCTCTGCACTTGAAGTAAAAAGGCCCTCCGGTGGTTCCCATTTTGTTGCCACTTCACCCGACCATAGTTTCTCATTGATGAGATAAAGGTCAATTCTTTCTAAAAGATCTCGTTTCATCTCCATATACTGATCTTCATAATCCCTATCATTTGGATATTTTTTTCTGAGTAATTTTAGTTCAGATATTCTATCGTTATATCTGTCAAGTCTTTGTTGTAAATCGGATTTTTGCATATCTACTCTCAATTGCTGAAAGGTTTGAACAGTCTGTTGTTCCATTTTTGCAAGTTCTTTACTTGTAGCATATCTACCATCCAGCGCAAAGATAGAACTGACAAGACCAAAAACAATTCCCATTGTTATAAGTATATTTTTCAAGTTAATTTCTGGCATACAATATACTCCTATACTTTATCAATAGTATTTATAATTTATTTATTGGTTTTCTTATAAATAACTTATGAAGAACATATATTATAAATCAAGGAGTGTGAAAATGGTTGAAATGTCTTTTTTTGACAAGGTAAAGTATCTTGATTTAATAATAGATTGTTTACCTGACGCAATCTTTGCTATTGATCTACAGGGAAATGTTATTGCTTGGAACAAACAGATGGAGAAACTGACTGGTTGTAAAAGAGATACCGTCATTGGAAAAGGAGACCATCTGTATTCAATCCCATTTTACGGTAAAAAGACAAAAATCCTCATCGACCTTGTATTCGAACCCGATCCGGAATTGGAAAGAAGATATGATTATTTTGAAAGATTGAACGAAAATGTCCTAACCTGTCACATCTATCTTGAAAAGATTGGAAAAACCCTCTGGGCAAAAGCCACCCCTTTGAAGGATGAAAATAATGAGATTATTGGTGCAATAGAATCCATCAGAGATATTTCAGAAAATACAATACTTCTCAAGAAACTGTCATTGAGTGACGAAAAATTCCAGAATTTATACAATATCACTCAATTATTCCTTGACAGTATCAATGATATGGTATGGGCCAAGGATATAGATAACAGATTCATATTTGCAAACAAATCCTTCGAAAAATTTCTCAAGAAAAAATCAATTGATTTAATTGGAAGAAAATCATTTGATATATATGGACAGGGAAAAAAGTTCGAAGAGGCCGATGAAATAGCAAAAACAAAACCACATCATATCATAGAATCAATTAATATTGACGGAGAAGAAAAATGGTTGGATATATGCAAGGCACCCCTTCTTGACAGAAAAGGAATGCTCCTCGGAACAATAGGAACAGCAAGAGACATAACAAGAGAAGTAGAATTGGTAAAACAGAGAAATATAGAAATTGATAATCTAAAAAAGATAATTGAAGAGAAAGTAAAAGATTGGAGAAAAGAAAATGAAGAAATCCACAGAGATATTTCAAAGAAAGTATACGAATCAATAATGTTATTGAGAGGTATACAAAATGATGCCAAGCAAAATAATATTGAAGAACTAAATAAAGAGGAGATATTTTTCTAATGCCTGACGAAAGATTAGTTCCAGAATCCATAGTCAAACTTCTATTTGACCAAATAAAATCCGCAGCAGATGCAAACACCACTTCTGTCAAGGAATTGGGAGAAGCTGTGTTTGAAGTTCTAAGGGCGCAGGGTAATCTCGCGACCAAAAAAGACATAATAGATGAACATAATCTTGTAGATCAGAAAAATAGTGAAAAAATAAAATATATTATACAGAAAATAGAGAAAATGGAAGAGATTGTTGGTGGTAAAATAAATGGTGTTGGAAAAACTCTTGAAGAAGAAGAAAATATGATAAATAAGATAGGAAGTATAGAAACTAAGGTGGATAACATAGAGTCAAAAATAAAAACAATGATAACAGTTGTTATTGTTGCCTTTTCTGTTCTTTTGGCATCCTTCTATTTTGTAAAGAGTGCCACGGATGTGGCAGTTCAAAGTGCTATGGACAGAGCGGTAAAAGAAATCATTACAACAAGACCGTCCAACATATATCCTCCGCCAAGTAAATAAGAGGGAGAAATGAGATTATTAAATTTTCTAAAAAAGATTGAGGAAGAGAACGGAGGGGGAGCAGGAATGGGTGGTGCAACCACAACAGCCAATATCGCCACTTTCGCTCAAAAAATTCCAGGTGGGCCTACACGAAGAGGTGCTTTAAAAAATTGGAAAAAATCAAAAAAGAAGAGAATGTTTCCTATATGAAACTCATCCAATATCTAATAGAGCAGAACATAGATAAAATAAAAATAGTCATTATCACCGGCAGAAAAAATGGAAAGGATAGTAATGATTTATATAGAACCGCTAAAAGATTCAAGGAAGCCTGTGACGAAAGAAAAATAGAGTGTTATGTTGCCTTTTCGGATGATGGTTATATAGCAAGGAAAAACGGCAAAGTTTATATACACAATATAGATGATGAAAATGGATTTGAAATAAACTCATCAAATACCGTGGCAATCATCAGGGGAACTACAGGTAAAAGAAAATCCAGCCTTGACCTCATATCACAACTCGAAAGACATAATATTTTCTGTGTAAATAGCAGGCGTACTATGGAGGAGTGTTCTGACAAATATAGAACAGCTCTCATTATGGCGGATGCCAAAATACCAACACCAAAAACAGCTATTATTTTGGGCCCTGATGGTATTGATGTTGCACTTAAAAAGATAGGGAAAAAATTTCCTGTTGTCCTCAAAACA